GTCATTTTCTTCCTGCAAGTCAGATTGTGTTTCCACTTCTGGTTTGTTAGAGAAGAATGACTCCTTAATTACTTGAAGATTTTCAGAGTAAGACTCTAAATCTTCAATATCAAGCTTTTCAGATAAAACTTTCAATCTTTCTACTTGGTTCTCAGAAAGACCTTCAGAAAGTTCATCAAATACTTTGACTGCACTAGAAGCTGAGATTGCTCTTTGTAATTCAATGTTCTCTGCTACGAGTTCATTGCTTTTCTCTTCTAGGTCAGAAACTTTTGTTTCGAGTTCAGAAACAACATCGATAGTAGATTCATCAACAGCAATGTTATGCTCTGTGAATAATCCTTTTAGACCTGACATTAATGATTCTGCCATTTCTACTTTGATACCACTTTCGATAGCGATTTCGTTCTCTTTTGTCCATTCGTTAACAACGTAATCAAGATACTTATCTACATTCTCAACAATTTCACCCATGCGAGTTTCAACTGCTTCAGATAATTGAGTATCGATTGATTCTTCTAATTCTTCTTTAATGGACTCTGTTCTTTTGTTGACTTCTTCGTTTAAAGCTGCCTCAAAAACAACACTAATTTTGTTTTTGAAATCTTCGGATAAGTCTTCGCCTTCAATAATTGAATTGATAGATGATTCAACAACTACTTCTTCAACAGTTTCTACTTCTTCGGCTGTAGGTACAGGTTCACCAGCCTTTTCTTGGCCAGGAACAACCTTTTTAGGGTCTACTGCATCTTTAGGCTTATCTTCAGCGGTCTTCTTAAGTTTGTCCTTTTTACCTTCTCCACCTTCTGGTGTTGTAGGCTCAGGTACACTTGAAATACCGTCATCAGCAACGAATTTACCTTTTTCGTCTGCCATAATTTTTCTCCTTTATTATGTTATAACAATAATTTTTCTAAACAATTAAATTGACTGTTTATATTTATAAAAAGTTAGTTTCTTAAGGACTGTATAAATGTTTCAAACATTCTTGTTGCAGTTCCTTCGTCAATCTTGCGCACTACACGATTTACTTTTTTCTCAACCTCTTCTCGGATGTCGTCAATAACATCAGCTATTTCCTGAGCTCTCCAAGAACTTGAAGCGATATCGTAGTAATACTCTTTATTCTCCATAATGCCATTTACAAAAGCATCCGGAGCAGAAGGGTCAGTAACAATATCAACAGTGGATAAATGGAAGTCATCTTGGACCTGCATTACGCCATCTTTCAATTGCTTAACTGAGCCAAGTCCTCGTGTAGATACACCAATCTTGACACCTTCGTCTATAAAAGTTTTTACAATTTCTCCCATAGGAGTAGAAAGGATTTTTGCCTTTCCGTAAAAATTGTTTCCGTCGCGTTTCATCTCTGTTATTAAATGTGAAACACGGTCCCCGTTGATTGTTGGACCATCGGGATGTCCTAATTCCCCTAACGCTCTTTTTGTTTTAATGAAATCATTTTCATAACGTTTCATCTCATTTTCAAGCGTGTTACAAGGGTAAATTCTTCCATTGCGATTTTTAATATCACCTTGCATGAAGATACCTTCGATGAAATGAGTTTTCTTCCCATTCTCGGCAGCCTCTGTAATGATTTCGCAATCTTCTGTATATTCTGATATAAGTTTCATAATAGTACCTATTTAAGTATTATTTATACAATTCTATTAAGTATAGTGCGCAACTGATGATGCCTGCACAGAAGTAGACGCCGCTACCGTTCCATCAGGATCTTTTTTAATGTATGTTACACCAGCTGGTAGTGTAATAATACCAGTCGTTACTGCACTGCCATCCTTAACTGTGATTACAGCACCAGCAGCAGCTGCATATATTCTTACAACCGATGCATTACTTACTGTATTTGCAGCTGTAAGTGCAATTTCCTGACTTAATGCTTTTACTATACTTGGCATAAATTATCCGCCTACTGTTATTTCTGCAAACTGAATGACTTCATTAAACTGGTCTTCATCTTGCATAAGTTTTGAGGCCATTTCTTTGCGGTCTCTTGGCTTTAATTGTTTAAAGAAATCTGTCAGTAATTGAGCTTTGTTTTTATCAACCTTAACTCTTTTACCATTATCAAGTTTAGCCTGGCCAGGTCTTGCCTTAACCGTACCATTACCTGATACCTTTACTGAAGATTCTTCCAATTCGTAATCTGCTTCTTCTGCAAATCCAATCATACCAGCCTTATCGAACATTGCCGCAGCTGATATCTTTGCTTTAGGACCACTTACAAGTTGGTCTCCTTTTGAATATGCATAAAGTGATTTTACATTACTGAATACATCAGCAAGTTTATTCTGCCACCACTCTTCAGGGTCGACACCACTTCTTAAATATTCACCGATTTCCTCGGAAGCGTAACAAATGAAATGTAATTGTTTCAGCATCATTGGGATTTCTTCCTGGGGACTCTCCAAGAGTTCTTCCTCTGTGCTGATTTTTTCCAACATTTCTTTAAATGTTACTTTAATCTTTCTGCTTCCACCAATGCCGATTTCTACAGCTGAAGGTGATTTCTTTTCTGGATATGTTTTTGAAGCTTTTTCTGGTTGGTCATCTAAGGTATCAGCAGAAGGAGTATCTACATCTTCTTCCTTAACTTTAGGAGCCTTTTTAGGTTGTTTGTCTAATGTATCACCAGATTCTGTTTCGTCTGCATCCTCTACTTTACATTCACAATCTTCCATTTTGCAATTACAGTCAGAACATACATCTTCTTCCATGTCATCTTTTGGTTCTTCTTCACCAGGTTTCTTATTTTTAAAACCTAGGATTTCTGTAATAGACATTTGGTCAAAACTTTCAGCCTGCCTTGCTTTCCTTTCAGCATCCTTAGCTTTTTCAATAGCTTCCTTTGCTTTTTTCAATCTTTCGTTAGCTTTTTTCAAGCGTTCTTTAGCTTTGATTTTCTTTTCTAATTTGTCAGCCTTTCGTTCAGCACGGCCTGCTTGACCAGAGGTTGTCATTCTGTCGATTGTTTGTCTTTTGATTCCTCTACCGATTGCTCTTGCAGCCTTACCAATGACTTCGTCAAGTTCTTCTTCGGAAATTTCTTCCAAATCCAAATTGTCCAGAGCTTCTGAAAGTGCATTGAGTTCGTCTGCGTCCCAATCATAGTCATCTGATAAATCTGTATCATCGGCTGTGATTGTTACACCACGTTTGGGTAGTGTTTGGGCAACCTTCTTTTTGTAGGCCTTATCATAAGCCTTAGAATCATCTCCCTTGGCATTGTCTGCCGGACGTTTCTTAGGTGTAAGACCTTCAATGTCGCCACTGAACTGAGTATCTAAAGCTACAGGATGATCGATTTTTTCAATCTCATGTTGACCTTTAAATCTCTTTTCTTCGGGCGCCTTTGGTTGGCCAACCTCGGAGAGAATGTCTTTAAATTGTTTCATATTGAGTCCCTATTTAATTCTATTATCTATTTATTAAAAACCTTGGTCTTCATCAGGGTATGCTCCTGCACCGCGTTCTGCTTCAATCTCATCTTCCATTTCCTTTGCCTTCTCTTCAGACATTTGAAGCACATTTTTCACAATCCATTGATGCGAGAAATATTTTCCGGTATAATCAGCAACATCTCTTAATGTCGTTAATCTTTCTCTTAAAATCTCAGCTTCCTTAAGTTCTTCAAAATAGTTATCCTTCACAAAGTCATAACGAATTTGGTTTCTGATTTCATTAAACTCTTCTGGTGTTAAAATTCCCTTTAATACCAACTGTTTCTCTAAAACCATATTAAATAGCCAAGAAAATCTTGTTCTTACTCTACGAATGAATTTACCAAACTTCAATTCATCTCGTGTTATCTCAGATGCACGGCCAAATGTTGCCTGTGTTTCTGGTTCTAATCTTGTTAAAGGTACCTTCAACGCTTTATATAATTTACGTTGAAAATACTGTAGGTTCTCATCAGTACTTAAAGCCTGTGCAGCACCTCCAGCTAAAGTGTCAACCTCAGTTGACCTTTCACCACCTCTACGAGGGAACCAAAAATCTTCAGTCATTGTCAACATCTTACGAGCATCTGTAATCTCACCTGTTGACGAATTATACTGAAGTTTATTTTTATGGCGAGCCATCATATCTCTAAGATATTGTTCCGCCTTGTTCTTAGGCAAATTACCTACATCAATATAAAAAATTCTTCTTTCAGGAGCACGAGTTAAAGTGTATATAACCGTTGCATCCTCAAGCATACGAAGTTGGTTCAAGGCTTTAATTGATGGGTGTAAATGAGATAGTACTAAACTATTATTCTCATTCATCAGCCCTGAAGTCACTCTACCAATAGAGTCCTTCGCAATTTTAAAGCCTGTTGTTCCACCAGGAACCGGTGAACCAACACCGCCAGTACTTGTGTTCTGGAATCCCGTATCTGAATACATAAAGTATTCATTTTTAACTCTTTTAGTCGGAACGCCAGAGTGTTTATCTTTACCTTTTTTGTCTACCTCTCGTATCAGTTTTAATTTACGAGGGTCTACATACCTTAATTCTATGATGCCTTTCTTTAGATTTTCCTCATCAATAATAATATGATAATTTAATCTACCATCCACATAAAATTTATAAAACATATCATAGGCATTGTTTGTAAAATCAAACAAAGTCAATATATTGTCAAACTCATCTACAATTTTCTGTCTAACTTTTTCAGGTAGTTCTGTTTCATTTAACGAAATCTCGACCACCTGATCGTTTGTATCGATACTAATTGCTTCGTTGACAATATCATCAACGGCCTGAGAAATCTCAGGTTGCATCGCCATGTGACGATACTTAGTAATTAGTTCAGACTCTGTTTTAGCAGAGCCTTCCATATCTAAAATTGTATTATAAAATCCACCAAGTGCATTACCAACAGTAATTGCACCATCATCATTCAGAGGCTCAGCAAAAGAAACTGGTACGTTGTCAAGTTCCTCTTCTGACCTCTTTATTTCAAAGCCAAAAATTTTCAAAATATCACCTATTTAAATTATGTAGTTGGAATTCCAGTGCTTCCTTCAACTCTCCAAAAGTCATAAGCAAATGTCACACCGAATTCTTCTATGGCGTCTACGTTTGACCAATCCATATCGATTTGGTCTACGGAGACAGGATACATGCCTTCAAATACATAAGATCTGATTGCATCACCATCTTTACCATATTGTGTAATCACAGCATTAGACTTATAGTCCTGAGGAAGTGCACGAACATTACTATCATGAGTATTGATAGCATTCATCCAAGCCTCGAAGCCGTTTCTTACAATGAAATCTTCATCATTAATTACTGTGACTGACCAATCATCAAATGTTCTGTCACCAGCATATTTGATGTTTCTTCCGAAGTATGGAACCTCAAATGAACCTACGGTTGAGGCTGGAATACCAGCCGCCCTAACCATGAATGGAACCTTAAAGTCTGCTTCAGGAGCCACAGGATTGAGTATCTGCACTTGGAAAAGGGAAGACCGAGCACCACCACCTGTAAGCTGTGATTTAAACTCGTTAATATTAAATGCCATTCTCGTTTCTCCTATTATTTCTAAAATTATTTATCTGTTATAGAGAACCTACAATCTCTTCAAACTCAATTCCGCTACGTGTAGCAACAAATGTTAATTCAATAACATTAATACTTCTAGCAGGTTTGATGAAGATATTAGCTCTAAACTTACCTTGGTCCACTACAGCAGGAGTGTTTACTGTACTATCAGAAATAACTCTGAAGTCAATAATTCCTCGTCTTCCTTGAATATCTCTAAGGAAAGGTTCCACTATATTCTTGAATTGAGTCTGTGAGAACTCATCATTCAGTTCGAATAGGAATGTTTGAGCGGTATTCGCAATCACTTTCTCTACAGCAATGAACAATCTACGAACATTGAGGCTAGAGAATGCAGTTGGTAAACCTAGTCCTGTTTTATCTCCAAATAGAACAACACCTTGTCCTACCTGTGACATTACTGGGTTCACATCAGAACTATAAAGTTGGTCCCTTTGTGCCTTACTTGGGTTAAATGCAAGTTTTACAACATTCTTGATTACGCCCTTACGGAAACCAGCCGGTGACTCATAAGGTTCAACACGAGAAGCAAGACCAGCCATGTCACCATTTAATGGTACATATCTGTATGTGTCATTGTACTTGTCATATCTGTATTTGTATCCAGAATCCATAAACATGTATGAACTGTTCTGAAGAGCATTTCTGTATGCAATTGTTTTTGTAAGTTTTGCATTTGTTTTT